CCCTTTGCCTTTCTCGGCTATAGCTAAACGTGCAATCTCTACACGCTGTTTAAAGTTACGTTCATCATCTGAGTCTAACTCACCGATAGTCTTGATTTGTTCTGTCTCAAGCTTAACGGGTACTGCCTTTGTTTCAGCATCATACTTCTTAGCCCTTGCTAGGAACTCTTCAGCTTGACCATTCAAGACACCAATCTGAGCTTCTTGTAGAGCCTTCTGCAATGCCTGGGCTTCCTGTGCTGCTTGCTGTTCAGCTTGCTGCTGCTCTGGTGACTTCTGACCAGCCTGCTGAATCAATGCTACCATCTCTTCTCTGTTGGATAGGTTCATGTTCTCCACCACAGCCTGTATCAATGTGCTGTACAACGGAGATTCTTGAGACATGGTTTGCAACAGTTGAATAAGCTGAGACACTTCATACTCTCTAGCAATAATACCGAGAGAGCTAACGACATTAAACTTGTAGTCTTTGACAGGGTAGTGTTCAGGATCAAACTGCATGTAACGGTGTGCGGCTTTAGTAACGAAGGGTATTAAGAAGCTCTCTTGGAAGTTAATCAACGTGCGCTTCTGTCGTTTAATGATGGCTCCCAAACTCATTGAGATGCCTGCTGCTGTCGCTTCCCCGTTAATGCTACCTGCGATACCTGCTGAGTCAATAGCCCCTGTAGCGGTCTGTACCATGCGCTGTAGAGCCTCTGCCTGAGCAAAGGTAATCTGACTTACTTGACCAAAGTTAAACGGATAGAAGATTTCATCAGGACGACCGTTGGTAAGGATGATCTTGCCAGGGCTAATCTCTGGTTTAAAGCCCCTTGGCATCCTCGTAGCGTCCATTCCCATCATAGGGTGTACTGTGAGTGCCAGTGCATCAATACGTGCTCTCAGCTCTGCGTCAAGTGCCTTCTGGCTGTTGTAACCTTTCTCACAAACACCTCTACCCCAGAAGCGTCCAGGAACAACATCCCACGGGAATGCAATGACAGGACGATCTTGCATCATGTAGGGGTTTTCTTCAGCTTTAAGCAGCACACCACCGTTAGCTATGATAACAATAGCTTCGATGTAGTAGCTCTCATCATCCTTAGCTTCATCAGTGAGAGTTACAATGTCTTCATCTTCTTCTTTATCTGCGTTAATCAACAGATGTCGAGGAACTAAACCAAAGTACTTAGTCAACCTTACTTTATCTTCTGGTTGATCTACCAATTCATGGTCTGCGTCAAGATCAATGTCATATTCGCTGGTGTTTAATGATACTTTCTTGTAAACACCCTTCTCTTGTTCAATCTCTACCGTGTGTGATGGTACATAACGATCAATACACACACCAATAGCTTCTTCAATGCTTGTAGCTACAGGGTCAATCAAGAAGTTCTGCGGTAGGATGGGTATAAGACGTACTATTGTACGCTCAGTGATGTTAACACCTACAGCTTGTAATGCTCCATCCATGATAGGCTGCGTAGCTGGAGCCATCTCTTTGATTTCTTCGAGTACAATCTCACCAATACCTGTACCATAGACAGCAGAGTTAATAAGACACTCAGCAACAGCCTTCCTAACCTTAGTTTTAGCAAAGTCTTCATGTAGTTTTTCACGTAAGAAGGCTACGTCTGGTGTCTCTTGGTCAGCAAGGTCATCTGTGATGTCAAAGAGCTTACCACGACCAAAGGTAGCCTCTTCAATCTCTGCAACAGAGCTTTCAACAGCTTGCTGAAGGGCAGGGGAGATGATGCGACTACGCTCAGACTGCCTAGTCTTGTCTTCAGCAGCGTAGATACCACGCCAGAGGCGGTAATATTCATCATGAGTCTTCTCATAATTGTTTTCATAGTGGTCACGCCACTGTTCTGCCTTAGCCATTACCCAAGATTCTAGGGATTCTGTGATAAAATCTGTGTTATCTTCCATATTAATCCTCTTAGTAGCCAGCTACTGTGTCGTAAACCTTATAATCATCGTATTCTGAGTCGTATGCGTAAGTTACTTTGTGTAGCTGATCTATGTAAGCTAAAGAATCTATCAAGTCATCATGCGTTAACGGGTCTGGAAACTGGAAAAGCTGATCCATGAACTCTGCATTCCAATCTCCCTTGTTAAGTTTAACAACACCGTTTTCAAATCTACCCTGCAAAGCCCACATAACCCTGTCAGTCTTCTTCTTGTTACCGTGTGTTAGTTCATCCACACGAAAGAATGTGTTATGTCTTTTCATTAAATCAGTTAACGGAGACATTACAGCGTTTCTAGCTATGCCTCTTTCAATACCAACAGCTACTGGCTGATAATCTCTGATGATTTGAAATATCTTGTTAGCTGTCTCATTCAGTTCCCAGCGTCCATAGACAATATCCTTAACCCACCATTGACCTTCTTCAGTTATCTTAACAACAGAAATAGCTGTCTGATCTAGTCTCTTGTTCTTAGATTTAACTTTGTTTATTTCTTCAAAGCCTGCTAAGTCAATAGCAACAAAGTAGTCACCGTTAGGTTCTTCTTCATCAAACTTAACCCAATCTTCTTTAAACATCTCAGAGCCTCTAGCCTCGAAAGAAGCCATAAACTCTGTACGGAAGGCGTAAGAAGACATTGATTTCTTGGCGCTGTCAATCTCCGTAGGGTCTATCATAGGGTTGTTATAGCTTGTAAAGTGCCATGCTTTGTAGGAAGTATCATCAGATAATTGTGCGTAGTTGTACAAGTCGTAGAAGTGATTCCTACCCATTGGTGTACCGATAAACAACGCATGACCCTTCTGGTCAGCCAGCGCAGGTCTTAAGATCATATCCCACACTTCTGGTTTGATGTCTGCGTATTCGTCTAGCACCAAGAACTTTAACGACACACCACGCATTGTCTCTGGCCTGTCGCCACCTTTTAAGCTGATGGTGGCTCCGTTAATCAACTTAATCTGTAGGTTGTTAACATGACTACCAACAATCACCGGAGCACCTAACTCCAGCAGTGTATTCCACATAATATCTCTAGCTTGTCCTTGTGTAGGGGCTACGTAGAATACATGACCTTTGTCAGCTTGTAAGGCGTTAACAATCAACAACCAAGCAGCCAGCATAGACTTGCCAGTACGCCGACCAGCAGCAACTACTTTAAATCGTGCTGGATCGTTCCACACCTCCTGTTGCCAGGGGAGTAATGATATCTTTAAATCCATTAGGTAAAGCTCACAGCAGCTGGGTTGTGTCGTTCTAGCTCAAAGCTAACGATTGCTGTAAATGTACTACCAGCGTCTGGAGTAACAACAATACTGTCACCTTCTCGCATAGCCATCCACTTACCATCACCACCAAACTCTAGAGCTTCACCAGCACTTACAGACTTATTACCTTGGAATGTTATTGTTGTTCCGTTAACCCACGATGCTTCAACACCTTCTGTGCTGCCTCCAGCGTTAGCTATAAACAACAGTGTTACAATAGCTCTGTATCCCGTAGGTACAGTGAACAACGTGTTAGCTACGTTAGCTGTGAGGTTCTTACCAACAGAGTATTTAGTAACTTGTGTATTCATTAGTATAACCACATAACAGGAGTGTCATCACGGATGTCAACATGTACAAAGCTCTTAGCTACACCAATACCAGTAAAGCCTAACCTCGTAGCTTCACTGACTAACTTCATACGCTCACTACCATTCCTAACTCTGATGTCAGCAGCAATACCTCTGGTATGTGTACCTGGAGTCTTTTTAGCTACTTCTATCGGATGTTTAGCAGAGCGATAACCACTGACAATAACTAACGGAAACCCGCAAGCATCCCTCAGAGCATCTAGTCTACTAACAAACTTTTCATTAATGAAGTTGTCATTACTGTGCTTGCACGTAAACTCTTCTTTCTTAAAATGCTTACTGTTCATCATCTACACTCTCGTACTCAGCTTCTATTGTGTTATTTGTGCTGATGTCTGTTGTGCCTACACCACTGATTGTAATGTTAACGCTAGGACGACTGCTACCACCACCTTTTTCAAACATACTTATTGGAAGCATTCTATCTATTAAGAGTTTCCAAGCTGCTTGCTGCCCTTTATGTTCATCATCTAAAGCAGCATTTAGTATTGAATCTAACACCTTCTTAGACTTTGGAGATGCTATCAGCCTTGCTTTCATCTCATTCATGATGGCTGCATCGCCAGCGGGTCTACCAACTTTACCTTTATTCTTAGCGGCTGCTAACGCCTTCTTAGTTGGTCTACCTATCTTTTTAACAACACTATCGTTATTAACATCAGTTGAAGACATAGCTATTGCCTTTTGAGTATAGAGACTCTGTAGTCTATCTAGCTAGCCTAAGTAGCGAGCTAGCCTTTACCGTTGAGCTAGCTACTTCGTTAGCTAGTCTCTATAGAGCTTTAAAGAGGTAACAATAAGTATTATTTATTATTACTTTTTAGAGCTTTAAAGAGTTGTTAAAGTTAGAAGAGTAATCAGGACGTTAACGACTAAGAGCGGCTTAGTGCTGCTTAGTCTGTAGAGGGGCTTAAGCTCTTTAACGCCTGACTACGTTTTCCTTTCTCGCTTACCTGTATAGAGGTGTTGAGGGTAGCATATTTTAAAGAGAAAGTCAATACCTAATTCATATTTATTTTATATAGGCTGTATAGCAATCAGCACGTATTCCGTCTCTCCTCAGTCTAACCCTTTCTAGCGGGTCTGCTACAGTAAAGAGACTCCGCAGACCGCCGCCGTTATTCCCTTTATTATTAATTACTTAGATGGTGTAGGCTATGCCAGCGTTGTAGCTTCTACCTCGTCCTAATTAATCCTATTTAGCCTTATTTTGTGTCTAGGTAGCTACCACATCATCGTCAGCGCAGCAGCCCCCTCCCCCGCCCCTGGATATGTTATAGCATAGCATTAGACTATGCCGTCTCTACAGATGACAGCATGTTGTCAATGATGCAGACTGATATAGATGACAGCATGTTGTCATTGTGTAGATGAGGGAGTTGATGCAGC